GTCTTTTAGCAGCTTTGGATCCTGGTTTGACTTTGCCAGTGACCGCTGTTTTTAGTTTAGAGCCAGGATTTTCTCTTCTATATCGGGCGACCCCAGCTTTAGTCATCCCTGCTCCAGACTTTGTAGGCCTGAAATACTTTTTAGTTTTTGGTGGTTGTTTGTCTTCTCTTCTCATTATATTTTTGGCATTTTAAAACCAGGATTAGAATAATATTTTTGATAAGATTTATTTCCTACTCTTACTCCTCCTAAATCTCCTGACACATAACTTCCTGTATAATTTCTTTGAGCTTGTTTCATCATTGAATTCATAGCTCCACCTTCTTTTGCTTTTGTTCTTTTAGTAAATGTTTTTACGTTTGTAGGTTTAGGTCCTGTATTACCCGCTGCTCTTTTTCGTTTGACAGCACTCGCCCTTTGCGAGTCGCTCATCCGTGTGGCTTTGGCAAGTGGGACGCATTTTGGATACTTTCGTTTCGCATCCTTTTTTTGTTTTGAACGGCCACATTTGGCGAACGAACCATCTTTTCGTTTGCTCCCAATATCTACCCATTTTTGTGCGAACCATTTATCAAGACCATTTTTTGCCATGGCACTATACCATTATTGTTTTTTTAGCTCTGTCTGACATGATAGCTCCACAGCCTCTAGCCACAGAACCTTTTTTTAAACCTTGTCTTTTTAATCTTTGAGTAGCCTCAGTTAATCCACCACCCATATAAGATGCACGTTTCATCATACCACCAACCATAGCTGGCTTTCGTCCTTTAAAATCTTTTCTCTTAACTCCAGATGGATCTTTAATTTTACCTGCACAAATTTTAGAAGCGTAGGCATTAGCATATGCTGACGGATATACTTTAAATTTTCTCTTCGCTGCGGCTTTACCTCTAGGACATAATTTAGTCATTATCTTTTCCTCGCTGTTTGTGCGGCTCTTACAAAGTTTGCTTTAGTTGGTGAACCTTTTGAACCTTTTTTTCTCATTTTCTCTCCAGAGCCAGCAGCGATTCTTCTTTTTTTAGCTGCAATGTTTGCATATAAACCTGGACCTGCCATTATTTTTTCTTTTTCTTTCCGTTAATCACACCTCTACCTTTTAAGATATCAGCAAATGTAACTTTACCATCTCCTGTTAAATCAGGAAACTTAGAACCTTTTTTCATTCCAAATCTACGGCCCATCATTCCGCCGCCCATTTTTTTAATTCTGTCTTTACCCTTACTTATTCCAGACTCAGTAACTTTTTCACCAGCTACTTTTTGAGTTGTTTGTCTTAATTTTCTTCTAAACGGTTCTATTTCATTTTCCATTTTTTGAATAATTTTTTTTGTCTTTCCTTTTTGTTGTGCTGTGTCTATTTCTAATTTTTTAACTGCTTTTTCTAATTTAGATTTAGCAGGTTTAAATTTAAACGGATTTACGACTTCTGTGCCAGTGGTTTTTTGTTTACCACCTTTAATAAGGTTCTTAATAGCTTTAAGACCGTATCCTACAAATTTACTTGACATTATTTTTTACCATTCCTAAATATTTGTGTTCCCTTTATACCATAAATACTCGCGACGACAAGGATCCACAAATTTGTGAACCATGACGGCAGTGCCGAGAAATACTCAAAGAACAATTTTACTTTGTCCATGGCCATCGGATCGTCCGATACGACCGCCCACGCTAAAACTCCTATGGGAGCCGTGAGAACGAGCAAAACGAATTCGTCTTTCCAGTCCGATTGTCGTGCCTCTAACAATTTGCCCTGGTATTCTGCTTGACCGTCGGCCATACGCTTTGCATGCATGTGTTGTGCATCAGCCATAGCCATTTTTGTCTCTTGACGTTTCTTAAAAATGTGCGTTCCGGCTTGTAAAGCCACTTTTGCTAGTCCAAACCAGGCCATTAGTACGCCTTAGAGTTTCTTTTCTTTTCTGGCAGCATTCTTTTTTGTCCGCCAACTGGAATTTCAGGTTTTCCTGTTCCAATATAGTTAAATGCTTGGTCAGCAGTAGTTTTTGATCTAGGATCTACCTCGATACTCTGATCTGCAACCTTAACATCTTTTATTTTATCTAGTCTTTGCATTTATGCTCCTTTTTTTACTCCTTTTATAACACCTTTGTTCTTAGATGCATAGAATATCTTTTCACCCTTCTTTTTTCCGTACTGTTTTTTCATAGATTTCATAATTTTTTTGCCTTTTTTGTTTAATGGCATAATTAATCCTCTATCATAACCTTAGCTTGATCAATTCCTGACTTTGCAAGGCTAACTCCCGCTCTTAATTTAGCTAAATCTTCGTTTTGTTCCATTTTATCTTCTGCAATATCGCCTTGTTGCATCAATCTAGACTTAGCGAGGTCTATTTGAGCTTGATCGTTGTCTCTTTTTCTTTCATTTTCCATCGCACGTAGATCAACTTCTCTAGATTTTAGTTTTAAAAGTGGATCAGAGTCAAATTGTGAAGTAATTTTCTTTTCTTCCTTCATAAACTCCTCTGTCATCTCTGCAATTAACACAGATTTTCTTGCTTCAATCTGATTTGTTAAAGCTTGTAGCTGTTGTTGTATCATTGGATCCATAACTGCTTGCATTTGCAGCTGTTGCATTTGCATCATCTGCTCTCTAAACTCTAATTGTACCTGTTCTTGTGCCATTAAACTAATATGTTCTAAAATATTTTTCTGTATTGCAGCCATTACAGCAGGATTATTTCTAACCATATTAGTTGACATAAAATTTAAGTGTGCTGTGATGTGTGCTCTGTGATCTTGACCAGGAAAAGCTTGAAAAGGTTTACCACCTAAAGCATTTATATGTTCCATACTCGGATCCATTGGTGCATTTGGTGCAGGTGGTGGTAAAACTGCGTCTACATTTTTCACACCGATAGCTTCATACATATTTCTGTATACTTGATACAAATTATGTAGCTGTGGTTGTGTTGTTGCTAATTGTAATTGTGTCTGTGCAAGTGTAATTCTTTGCGACATGGAAAATATATTTGGATCTGCAACAGGTATTACATCTACTCTTTGATCAAAGTCTGTTTGTTTAACATTTCTTTGTCCACCTACAACATCGTATGGATATTCTGGTGGTAAGTATTGTGATACAACTTTAGATAAAATTCTAAATTCATCTTTCATAGCTGCATAACATCTTTTGTGTATTGCAGACATAACTCTTGAACCTCTCTCTAACAATGCAATCGTAGTTCCTACAGCAGCGTTTTGTTTTGAGTCACCAACTTGCATGTCGGCTATTGCTGCAAATCTTTGACCTGCTTGTACAACAACTCCTAATAATTGTAATAGTGTTGGTGATGGTTCTTTATAAGGTAATGGAAAGAACGCATCTCTTAAAGATCCACCTGGTGCATCTACATCTTTAAACTCACCTGGTTGTATTGGAGCTGCTTCGTCTCTAACTCTAACACCTCTTTGTTTAAATCCTGCAGGTAAGTTTGCTAACGTTCCTGCGTCTAGCAATTGACGGAGAGCCGCCGTTGCCGTACGGCTCAATCCGCCAATCATGTGAATGAGTCCAAAGCCGTAAAATCCTAGTCCTGGCAGAAATTTGAAGTGGACGAAATATTGGATCTTACTTTTCTTTAGATCATCGGGCGCATAGTTCCTTCTAATAGAAAGAACTGTTCGGCTGCCTTCTTCTACAGTTACTATGTAGGGCAATTTTATTCCAGTAGGTCCTTCTGAGTTTGTATCTTCAAAACCTTCTAAATCTAAATTTACATGACACTCTAATAAAGTATAAACCGATTCTTGTTTACCTGTTTTTTTAGTGCCATCTAATTCTCTTTCTTTTTTTTCTAAATCATTATTTGTTGTAACACCGGGTGGTCCAAGTTCTACATCTCTATAAAAACCAGACACCTGTTGTTTTCTTAATTCGTTTTCAGAAATTTTTACAACATGCATTATAGCTTCTGCATCATCTAAACTTGTTGCTGTGTAAGGCACAACTAATTCATCCGCAGGGACAAATTTAGAAACAGCTCTGCCTAGTGGCACATCATAATAAACTTTTTTAAATGTGGATCCTGCAAGTGGTAAATGAAATAACATTGAATCAAACTCTTCTTCGTATTCTTTCATTTGATCCATCACAAGATAGTTCATAAAATCTTTTACACGTTGTGCTTGTAGTTCTGTTGCCGCGTTCTTAACACCTATAACTTGTGTTCTTACAGGTCCATCACTTGGTAATAATTCTTTATAAGCTTGTGCTTGAAACTGTGTTACTGCTTCTGCAAGAACCGGGTGAGTTGCACCTGAAGCTCCTTGAAAAGGTTCAGTTCTATTTTCATATTTAAAACCTAACAGATCTAAACCTTGTGTGTAAGATTTTTCCCAATCTTTTCTTGATGCTTTATAGTCCATGTAATTTTGAACCATTTCATTTCCAATAGGATCTAAAATATCATCTGGTAAAATGTCTGCTAAGTTATCAAAGTGAGCTTCTGTTCCCGGTATATTTATAGCTCCCGGTTCAAAGTCTATCGTTGCGCCGCCGTCTTCTTCTGGTATGACCTCTATGGGTCCTTTTTCTGGTATCTCTTCCTGAACATTAACCTCAGCAAGTTCCTCCTCTGAAGGCACTTCTATTTTAGTTCTAGTGTTCGGGAGTCCTTTGTCTATATCTGCCATTTACTACTCCTTTATCTTCTTAACATTATTATAATCAATAGGCAACCCATCTGGTGTAGGTCCTGCTTCTGGTGCTGGACCTTCTTCTACGCCAGCTTGTTTAGCTATTCCACCGCCTGCAAGCTCTATTTGTTGCGTAGGATCAGGAAATAATTTGTCCATAATTATCTGTTTTAAATTTGATCTTTTTGTTGCTCTTTCTAAATTTTTTTGAGCCTCTTTATCTTTAACTCTTTTCTTACCTTTTTCAAAAATTTCTTTTGCATCCTCTAGTTTTAACTCTGTGTCTATTCTAGGTTGAGCAAAGTCGCTGTCTAATCCAGAGAAGTCTTCCGCTATTTGAGTATCCATCTCATCTTGTTTAACAACACTTCTTGCTTCTCTTTCTTCTGGAGTCAGTGATAAAACTCTTTTTGTTTCACCTATTAAATCTGTTCCAATAAAACCTTGTTCTAACGCTTCTAATACTGGTTTACCTTCTTCGTAAGCTTTATAAGTGTCATATGCAATAACAGGTGTAAAAGCTAATCCTAAAATTTTTCCACCAGCTTTTAAATAATTTTTTTTCATTAAATCATCTGGAATTGTTCTGGCCATGTCAAAAAGATCTTGTAACAAAGGCACTCTTGCATTTAATTGAGAAGCAAAACTTACACCTTTTACTTTTGATAAAGCTTGAAGATCTATATTTTTCTTACCTAATTCTAATAGTTCATCAGCTTGTTCTTTTGTTATTTGAGATAAATCTAAATCACCTAGCTCATCTGCAAAGCTCATACCTTTTCTAAGATCAAAACCTTTTGATTTAGTTGTTACATTTCCTTTAGCGTCAATATCCGCTAGTTCAAAATCTACGAGACCGGCTATTGGTCCTTTGATACTATTTTTTAATCTGGTTTGTTTAGCATTAGTCTCATCTATAATTCTTTTTCTTTCAGGCAAAGTTAAGTTAGGATTTTTTAATAAATTATCTCTGTTAGTTATAATGGCATTACGTGCAGCTTCTATTTTCATTAAAGGTTCTGATCTATTTAAAGATGCAGGTATTAAAGAAAATCTATTTAACATTTGAGATTTAAATTTAGGTTGACTGTGATGAATAACTAAATCTTTTGATAGGTTAGGATATTTTTTAGTTTTGTAGTTACTTAGGTTATAATAAATACGATAAGGATCTTGTTTCTTATACAATGCAGCTTTGTCTCTTCTATCGGCTAACTCTTGCTCTGGAGCTTTTGGTTGTTTTACTTTTCCATATTCTTTACTAGATTTTATTCTGTCAATTTCTTTTTGTAATTCTAATAAGCTTGACTCTGTGGCTGTGAACTGTTTGTTTTTATAAAATGCTTTTTGTAAATTTTTATCTGTTATTTTTAATCTAAAAAATTTATTACCTGCTGTATTAGTTTCAGGTATTATTCTAACACCTCTGATACCTAGATCTCTTGCTCTTTTAACTAAATCATCGCTAACCTTTGATACAACACCAGCTCTTTCTCCTCTTACAGTTCTAGATTTTTCAGCCGCTAGTTTAGCCGCTTCTAGTTTACTTAATGGTTTTGCATAATCTTTTCCTTCAACTAAATAAGATTTAATTGTTTTAGACGCTCTCCCTGTGCCTTGTATTATTTCATTCTGTGTAGGTATTCTTCCGTTCTTAGCAAGAAAATCTTGTACAAACTTTTTTAGTTCGTCTGCAATACCGCCTCTGTTAAACTCTAGTCTTTCTGCGTCTCTATCTTGTTTTACAAAAGCACGAAACGCTCCACGAGAGGGACCTATGTTTTCGACAAGATAATTCTGCATGTCGTTAAATTTTTTTATTTCCATTATTCTCCTAACATATAAGCTAGGCCGCCTGCAGCTTTCTTAATTGGCGGTGCAGATTTTGTAGCCTCTTCTATAATTTCTTTTTGAATAATTTCATCTACAGCATCAGCCCCTGCTTGTGTTCCGTCTTGATCAAACTCTATTTTATATTCTTCGTATTCAGCACCTTCGTCAATCATTCTCTGTGTTTCTACATCAACGTCTTTTTTAGGCGCCTTATATTCCAAAACAGTTCGATCATTTATGGTGTCAAAAGATTTATCACCAGAAGTTCCAATACCCATTTTATCTTTTGTAATCTGTGCATCGCCTGTTACAATATCTTCTGTTAAAGTATATTCATCACCATTCTTACCTATGTAAGAATATTCATCCACTCTCTCTGACGGTCCTACTTTTGATCGTTTTCCAAACATTTTTATTTTTGAAACAAGATCAAAAAAGTATTGTGGAGCTTCAGAAGCTTTTGATGAAAAATTTTCCATAACTTTTCCTGCTACAGGTGCTGCTTTTTCTGCGCCTTTAAAAAATTTACCAAGAACAGGTAGTGATGCAAGGCCACCCATAATTTTCATGAACGTTCTTCTGTCCATGCCATCCTTTAAACCAATACGTCCACCGTCTGCAAATTTCTTTTTAAGAAATATATTAAAATCTCCCTGTGCATCTAAGCCACCTTCAATAAGAGTGTCATCTCCAATTTCTTTTTTATATTTTAACTCTGGGTTTAATTTTTTTTCTTTTATTAAATCTTCAATATCTTGAGTAATTTTAAAATTAGTGGTTGCGTCTCCAACTTCGTCCGCATATTCTAAACCAACATCACCGCCAAAAATTGGTCTAATCTTTTTACCCATTCTAGCTATTCTTGCGAGAATAGCCGGCGACAAAGAAGTTACGCCCATTTTATTAAAAGACGTTCCTGTTGTAAATACAGGAGGCTTATCTTTTTTTTTCTGTGGAATATTAGGTTTGTCATCTCTTAAAGAAGAAAGGTCTGGTCCATCATCTCTTCTTGTTGGTCCGCCTCCTTTTTGTTTAGAAGCTGTGCCAGGAGATATCTCATCTCCAGCCGCTAACCCTGCTGTAAAAAAACCTATACGTCCGCCGTCTGCTTTATCTTCAGTGTCCTCCATTTTCTTTTTAAAATCTTTGACAGCTTTTTTATTTTGCTCTTCAAGTTTTTGTTTAATCATGTCTTCTGTCTCTTGAGTGCCACCTGTTATTTTTTTATTTGGGTCTAATCTATTTCCTTTCAGATCAAAGACACCTGCTTCTTTAGTTCCCATAATACCTGTTGTTCCGGGTTTCGTGGTTCGTCTTGCTTTCATCGCGTCTATTGAATCAAGGATCCCGATTAATTGTTGTTCGTTTTTAATTGTTCTTGGATCAACACCTGCTTCAACAAGTTGTCTAATAATTACTGCTTCACCATATTTTGATTTTAATTCACCTGGTAACCTCATGATGCCGTCTTTATCGGTTTTCATCATTTGTTTTTTAACAAAGTTCAATATTGAAAATACTTTACTTACCATTAATAATATACTCTTCTAGGTTTGTCTGCCTTTTCGTCTACGTAATCTTCAGGGTGACCGATCAGACCGCCCTGCCTGAATT